TTTAGTCATTCTTGTCCCCTTGCTCTGATTTTTGAAATCATTTCTTGCACATCATTCATAGCATCTTCATGCCCGTCTTCTCGCAACAAATCTTCACAGTGCTTTAAAACACCAATCAAACCAATTTGAACTAAATGCTCACGTTCTTTTTTTACAATCAATTTCACAAAAGTCACAAGTTCTTCCAATGAAAACTCATAGCACTCATGCACAACACCGTCATCGTATTCAATGGAAGAAAAATATTCTTTAGCCATCTCAATTATTTCTTTTTTAGTCATTCTTCAACTCCAAAATGTTCTTCGATCGCAATAGCACAATTATCTCGGTCTGCTTTCAAAGCATAATGATTAGGCTGATCTCGACAAACTTGGGCACATTCCAGAGCAATCAACTGGGCGAACTTCTTAATTACGTCTGGAGTATAAAATTCATCTATACCAGGCATAAATTGCTCTGCAAGTATTAATATTTCTTCTTTAGTCATAGTGGCTTTGCTCCGCATCTTAGACAAGAATCCATCCAATTAGACCGTTCCTCGCCTGACCTACAAACGTGCCTCCAAATAGGAAACTTCTCAATTGGCTTGGCTTGAGAAGCTCCATATTCGAAAGAATACATTATTTCGTCCACTTGTGCAGGATCATAATGCTCTTTTAATAAGTCGCTAATGATTAAAGATGCTTCTTCTTTATACATATAAACCCTAGAACATAGCTGAACGTTTGGGGAAGCATTGAACGTCAATGATAATGTCTGACAACATACCGCTGACCATGCGCTTGCTTGTAATCGGAACTGGCCTCATGCCCCCAGCCTCGCACTCCATTGATGCCTGTATAACCTCGTTACGGCTCATCTGTTGAGCTTTTGGCTCGACTGTGATCGGAACTATGGGCGCAGTCGCAAATGTGGTTGGTTGTTCTATCTTAGGTGCTTGAGCACACCCAGCCAATAATAAAAATGGGATTATGTATTTCATTTAATTAACTCCACGCCCTTGAGCTTTTTAGTATTTCCGTCAAAGATGAACTCGACATTGTTTGATCCTTCTTTGGCAAGTTCAATGTAACCCTGTGGTGTTTTGTTAAATATGATGGTTGCGCCCACAGAAAAATCAGGCAATTCCTCGGGCTTTACCCTAAATTCACCCAATTTAAACCAATTTGGAATATCTTCTGCAATCCAAGGATGCAAAGGACTTGATCTGTACTCAATCGTTGCCCCATCTGCCCATGCTTTAATAAATTCTGCGTTTCTGTGTTTCATTTGTTCTTTTCCTTTAATTTAGCTTCTATTGCCCGGTAAAATTCTAATGGGTGGCTAGTGCTATCTACTATGTCTAAAACTTCAGGCCTTGTTAAACTTACCCATTCTGATTTAGCTTGGTGATAGCCTTTACTAAAACCTTCCAAATAGCCTAATCCTTTATCAATTTGAGACTTGGCATATCCTTCAAAGTCGTATTCAATCATACAGCCCTCACCACTTGTTGATTACGACCGCTAAACCCTGGGCGCTTTTCGCCAGTTAGAACAATAAGTCCTTTTTTCAATAACGGTTTGATTCTGGGGGAAATGGAGCTTGTCCGTAAATGGGGTAGCGCCAGTTCTATGTCTTGGCATATACAACCATCAGGAAAGGTCTTAATAACGTCTAGGACAATCTGTTCTAGCTTGGTTGTGTCTACCGTACTGGCAGCTTGTTTTGATGTATCTGGATCGCTTATACGAGCAAGTGCCCGATCCATAATTTTGTTTAATTCGTCAAAAATTGAAAATGTTTGCATAAATCTGTTTCCTTAAATTTAAATTAAATAGGGCGGTTCGCATAAAGCAGCGTGATATGTTTACAAATTCAGACCTAAAGCCATTTAAACTTTGTTGATCCAATATACGGCGCTAACCCGTATTACCGCCCCAAACCTTAAAATCCAATGTCGTCCTTGTCAAAGTTCTTAGGCTTTGGCTCGTTCATGTACGCCCAACCGTTCCATGCTGGATCTGCAATTGGGATTGAGTCTAGCTTGAGCATCGGGCCATTCTTTGTGTCAATTACAGACCCAATTCTCTGATAACGGTTCTTTTCCTGACCGTTTTGATCTTTGTACTTACCAGCTATTATTGTGATTTCTTGCAATATTTTAGACATTTAATTTCCTTAATTTACTTACTTTATCGTTAACACCTACCAAAAACTTCTTTACCTCAGACTCCAAGCTCTCAATCATCGTTACATCAGCATCAACACGCTTGATAAACAATGCTAGATTCTCGGGCAGTCTGGGATCGTAACTTACAAAATCACACCATTTTCTTTGCGTACAGGCAAGTTGCCATTGTATTTGTGTAATGTATTTACTCGGCACAGTCTGGTTTAAAAGTGTGTCCAAATGGGTACTGGTATTTGGGCACTTGATCTCAATCAAACCATCCGTACCAATCAACCCATCAGGACTTGCGCCAGACTGCTCAATAGTAAGATGAACCACAAACCCAATCTGATCGACCATGTTGCCAGACTTCAGCTCGTACTGAGCACGGGCAAGTGGCTCGGTATCTGTACCCCATTGCATTGCTGAGTTTGTAAAAGATTCTGCAGGCTTACCCGTCAAAACCTCACAAATCAATTGTGCCTCGTAATTAGCCCGACTTGCGGAATAACCCGACTTGGTTGTTGCAATAATGTCAGCTACTCGTGAGGCAGTTACCTTACCACAACGTATGGCAAACCATTCTGCCGACCCTTGTTCTATATCACTCATCTACACCCCCATTAACGCCTCTTGGCTCAATCTTTTTGAATTCTCGCTCAACCATCATGCAATCAGCGACTTTGTAAGCAATTCGGATGATCTCATTATCGATGGACTTGCGCCCAAAGATAAGGCCAATCAGCGCCTGACTTGCAAAATAGTCTCTCAGGTTAATTTCGTCCATCATTTAGAACCTCCAAGTTTCTTTTTGAGTTGATCTTTCTTACCTATGAGTACCTTTTGCCAAGCGGTGTCGCCATCGGTCGCAGCAATCGCCTGAGTAAAAGCCTTTTGTAGCGCCTCTATCGTCACACACTCATCCATCGCAGCCATGTAATCTGCCATTTCTGACTCGTTAATAGTTGACTTAATTTCTTTTTTCCGACTCGCAGCGTTTCCATCATCGTCTTCGGCAGCGATTCCACAAGCAGTCATAAGCGATGCTCTACGAATATAAGTGAGGCAACTCATAAATCCTTGGGGATCGTGTTTTGGCGCAGGGAAAAACAATATGCCGTTTGCCATGCTTTCACCAGATTCGTGTACAAAAATTGTCTCAATTGCAATACCATCTGGTTTTTCGTGCAATTTTTGCATTAGCGCAATACCGTTGTTATTTAAGGCATCAATTACTGCCTCAACACAAGATGCCAAATCTGCATAACGTGACTTGAAATGTGGATTTAAATGTGTTTTCAAAACAGGAGAAAACTCTTTTTGTGCTTTTACAAATGCAGTAGAAACTAACTTCATAACCAACCTCCAATAACCATAACAACTAAAAATAATGCGACTAAAGCGCAACCACCAATAACGATCTTGTCTTCTTTATCCATAGGTTTCTCAAAGTTAGGCTCTGGCGTTTCTGGAAAAGCCTCGGCAAGTGTGCGTGGAAATGTGCGTGTGGTAGGGTTAATATTGCCCTTGCAGAATTTAATCGTCATTGTCGATCTCCTCGCAATCTGCACAGCCTGGGTGAGCTGGGTCACGGCAATCAGGAAAAGCGTTTAATTCGCTACGTCTGCGGTTATCAGAAAAGACCTGATATTTAAGATCTTCTAATTCAAAGTCTATGTCTTCAAAATAATTTCTATTACTCATACTAGCTCCTTAAAAGACCACTCGATGTGTGTGGCATGACTAGAATGTACATCAAAATTGACGTATTTGTTGTTTTATTTAAAAATATTTGTAAAGTGTCGCTTTTTAGTCAACTAGCGTGTACAATAAACAACATGGATAAAAACAAAGCAATATCACTAGCGGGTAGTTCAGCTAAATTAGCACGTCTATTAGGCGTGTCTAGGCAAGCTATACATAATTGGACGGAAATTCCTAAACTTAGGGTTTTTCAGCTAAGAGTTATGCGACCAGAATGGTTTGAGGTAATTCAATGAAGTATGTAATATTGTCAATTGCTACTTATTTAATACTTGTGTTGTTCGAAGCGCCTTGGTGGATTTGGATTTATTGGATTATTTTTATAATTAACGAAAATTGATGTATAATACCAACCGTCTGAGTGGCATCAGGCGTAGACGCAAATTGTTATGAACCCCATAGATTTCTGTGTGGTCTTGCTAGACAGCAAGTGAACTTTTGATTTGCGTCATACGTTTGCTGTTGCTCTCGCCAAGAGCCAAGACCACAGAGTAATTTATGGGGTTTTTGCTTTTGCAGACCGTACCCCACACGGAGCAGAGCGTTTGAATGGACGGCTTGGGATAAAACACCGCACACAGACACACCCCTGTGCAAAATGTGACCAGACTCAGTTTAGGTACTGGTAAGCCTTGAGACTACGGTGGAAACTAACTCAAGGTCTAAGCGAATAAACTCGTCAAGCGCACTTGGGCTTTTTTTGTTTTTGTTATTATCTTTATTTAAATTATGTTAAACAATCTAGCTGGAGAGGGAATGGTACTATCCACCCTAGTAGAACCTATGGAGATTCAAGAATGACACCAACCAATAAGTTAAGATGGGTAAAAAGAACCTTTAAATCTAACAAAGTAAAAAGCGGTAAAGAGGAAAAGCACATTCTTCAGCAATGGTTTCAGGGCGAAACTGTTATTGAGGGTGAACACGGTGAAAAAAAGATCATTTCACAAAAGGGTGAGTGGCGAGATATACCTACAGGAGTCGAGAATGAAGTTTGAAGAATTTTGGGCAGCTTGGCCTAAATCAGTACGTAAGGGCGCTAAGTCAGAATGTTTAAAAAAATGGCATAAATACTACTGTGATAGTTGTGCTGAGCAAATAATCAAGCACGTAGAGTGGATGAAGACAACCGACCAATGGCGAAAAGACAACGGGGCTTTTATCCCTGCGCCCCTTGTGTACTTAAATCAACAAAGGTGGGACGGAGCTGATATTCCAGAAATATCTACAATGGTTCAAAAGCGTGATCCCTACCTTGTTAAACTGGACGAGGAAAAAGCCAAAGCAGTCCCGATGCCTGATTGGTTGAGAGAAAAAATGAAAGGTATAGGGCGGTGAAAGTTTTACCGATTAAATCTGAGGAAACATATCCTTGGATACTGAAAAAACATTATGCTAAAAGATTGCCTTCAATTAGCTATGCTTTTGGCTTATATGATGGCACAGAATTAATTGGTATTGTTACTTATGGAATTCCAGCTTCTAACAGTTTGTGCGAGGGAATTTGCGGAAAAGAATATAAAGAATTTGTTATTGAGTTAAACAGACTTTGTCTTTTATACAACAAACCTAATCAATCTAGTTTTTTAATAGCAAATTCAATTAATATGCTACCTAAACCTTCAATTGTGGTTTCTTACGCAGATACTGCTCAAGGTCATATAGGATGTGTTTATCAAGCCACTAATTTTCTTTTTACTGGAACTACCAAAGAAAGAACAGACATGAGTGCAGGGGAAGGAAAACATAGTCGGCACGCTACAGATCCGTCAATCAGGCAATTTAGAAGCGCAAAACATAGATATGTTTATTTTCATGGCGATAAAAAACAAAAAAAAGAATTAATCAAATTATTGAAATACCCAATTGAATCCTATCCAAAAGGCGATTCTAAAAAATATGATTCAGGCGGGAACGTACAAACTCAGGAGTTATTATTTGTATGATTAAAACAATATGGCAACCCGTCCCAAAGTGGGATGTACCTATTAAACATTTAGAACGTGCAAGGTATCCTAAACGTGCTGATGAACTTAAGCGTGATCGTTCGCAAGATAAAAAGGAAGCTGAATCTTACAAAAGGTGGCTCAATGGACGCATTTGACGAGCACTATGAGGAAATTGTGGAGCTTTACGCCCACCTTGCCATGCAACCAGCTTGGGTGGAATATATCCGTGACCAAGTGCGCCAGAAAATGCAAAACAATAGGCTTTGGGAAAATCTAGCCAAAGACGTTAAAACTCGAATAGAGGAAAAAAAGAATGAGAAGAGCAGCTAGGCGGGACGATAACGAAAAAGCCATTGTGGAGGCTCTAAGGGCCGTTGGTGCGACTGTTTATTACCTAGACGAACCCTGTGATTTATTGGTTGGCATGAACAATAAGACTTTGCTCATGGAATGTAAGAATCCCAACTCCGCTTATGGAAAAAAAGGGTTTAACGAGAATCAAAAGCATTTTGCGGAAAACTGGAAAGGTGGTCCGTTTTGCTTGGTGGATTCACCAGAAAGCGCTCTCAGAATGTTAAATTTATTGATTGTTTAATATGCAATATAAGTTAATCAATGTTGAACAAGGCACGACCCTTATAAAAAACTTGTGGCCTAAAATGAAAACGGCACTTGAATCGGGGAAAACCCTTGTACTCAATATTGATGCGGAAACCAGATCAGACGATCAAAATAGGCTTTATCACGAAATTATTGGTGAGATAGCGGAAGCTGCCAAGCACATGGGCGCAAAATGGGATGCCGAGTCTTGGAAACGCTTTTTAATTGATCAATTTGGACACGAAACAGGACTTAGTGGCGGTAAAGTCGTGCCGAGCTTGGATGGGTCTAGGATTGTCCAATTAGGGATACAAAGCCGTAAATTTACAAAAGAACAGGCCAGTCAGTTTATTGAATGGTTATACGCTTGGTGCGCTGAAAATGAAGTCTCACTTAAAAAGAACATACATTCGTAGTCCCAAATTACTTCACAACTGTCGCTACCTACATTGCCAGTTATGTGGTGCGGATGATGGGACGATAGTCGCTGCCCATTCAAATCAAGGAAAACACGGTAAAGGTAAAAGTATTAAAGCAGACGATAATATGATCGCAGCACTTTGCCACATCTGCCATATGGACATCGATCAGGGGTCTATTTATTCTAAAAGCGAGAGGGAAAAGCTTTGGGATACAGCGCACCTAAAAACAGTTTACAGGCTTATAGAAGCCGATTTGTGGCCTGATAGTGTGCCTGTACCTCAAACCTATATAGACTATAAAAACAGTCTTATTTAGATGGATGAGCCTTTTCCATAGGTAAATTCTCATGCTTTTTGAGCTTGTCTTCTAGTCTGTGAAGCTCGTTTTCTGTTTTCTTCTGGTGCTCACGAACCACGACATAGTGTGATTTGGGTGACTTGTATTCTTTACCATCTATTTTGAAATTCATACCATCTCCAATGCTTGTGTAGTTACTTGTGAAATTCTTGCAGTCCAACCCTTCCCAAAGTGTGGGAAAGTGTCCAAACCTTCTAAAAACCTTTGGCGCTCTGTGTCAAATTGTTTGATTAATTCGTCAATCTTTGCTTTACCGACTTGCTCTAGGGTTTCAGGCCCCATCACACCGTCAGCCTTTAACGATAATATTCTCTGAAGAAATGATACGCTACGGCTAACACCAGAATTAACGGCACAATCAAACATAGCATAATCCAACCCATTAGGTAGATTGTCACCATGTATATGATCCCAGTAAAGCATCTTATAGATTGGTGCAACATCTTCATGCGTGAGCCCTCTCATAATTGCCTCGTCAACTGGGTGATTGACATACTTCTCGTACACGGCTTTGGTCACTCCAAGGTTAGTCATTCCACCTGGATCTTTTAAATCGTTGACGTACCCGCCCTCGTGAACCAAGAGCATTTGTAAAGATTTGGTAAAGTTTTCTTTCATTTTGTCGGTTGTGATTGATGGAGCATTGCATCTTTGGCTTGTGAGCCTGCGCTAGATCCAAAGTAAAAGGACATGATAGCAGTCCACGCAGTACCTAGTGACCCAAGCATCAATAATAACGCATCTGAAGTCTTAAATGTTTCCATCATAAGACCCACCAATATCCCAAAAAACCCGACTGTCACCAACAAAGCCAACAAGGGTGGAATAATGGAATGGGTGTTTTGTTGTAAGTCACGGGCAGATTTTCTGTCCTCAGTTGCCAATTGCTCAAAATCTAACCCTAACTCTTGTGCCTTGGCTTTTAGCGCAATCTCTGCCTGTTGTATAGATGCAACTTGTTCGGCAGTTAGTTTATTATCCTCAATGCTTTTTTGAATGTCCTCAGACTTCATACCCAAAGCAGACTCTAGGGCAGAGACAGCCATCCCTGCCACAGGAGTGCCAAGGCAAGATGCCACAGTCGGGGCTAATTGTTCAATTGTTGTTAACCAGCTCATATCTATCCTTTAAGCACAATACTTAGGCCAATAGCCTGTCTTTCTAAAAATACGCTCACACTCAATTGTTGTGTCGTCAAAATAATGTTTTCTAAACTCAATGTCCCACTCTTGTTCTTTTTTACGGCTTTTGTAATCTTGATTAATTTCGTACATCAAGCCTGCAATGACAAGGGATACCACCAAGACCGCAATACCGACTGCAATTCTAAACTGCCATCTCTCCAGTTGTTGCGATCTTCTTCTTTGGTCAGCCTCTTCTTTTTTTTTAACTTTACATCAAGTTTGGCTTTTTCCTTCATTAACCTATCACGCTCGGCACTAAACTCAGTCCAGACCGCACCTAGCTCTGGCGGTGACTCATAGACTAACATCTGCCTCAGATCGTACTCAGCCTGTTCTAGTTGTTTCTTTTGCAATACGTTTTCTAGCGCAATAGATTGTATTGACTTACCCCTAGGAGGATTCTTCTTGCGTTCTTCGGCCTGTTTAACAGCGTTGTCTTGGTGGTCAAAGAAAGACCCAAGCGCCCCACTTAACTCATTAACAATGTGGACAACTTCACCGCCTGTGGATTTAATTTCCTTGTAAGCAGAGACTCCGCTTTTTACTGCGGAGAAAGCCATCATCGCTAATGTAAATGGATCCATTATTTAAAGGTGACGTAATGAGATATAAACCCAATAAAGCTCGATAGACCTGAAATGACCATCATGCCAACCCAAAAACCACCCCTAGACTTGTCAGCCATTGAGATTAATTTCTCAATAGAGGTTTCTAGTTTGTCAATTTTCTTTTCCATTGAATCAAACTTTTTCTCGTAGTCTTCGACTTTTTGCCAAAGAACGCCATACTTGACTAAGTCTATTTGTGGTTCACTCATGGTTTATCAACTTTTCATAATGTACGCGAGTGCGTAGTATGGCGGCATATTAGCGTTTGATCCGCTAACACCAGTTGTTGCATTGCTTGTGCTTGTAGCTACAGTAATTCCTGTAAACGCATTAGAAG